AGTTGCTCAGATGTCGGATGCTCCAGGTACCCCACAAATATCAGGTTCTTCTGCAATTCTGTTAACTCTTTAAACCGGTCTTCCGTGGGCAGTACCTTAAAATGGTTGATTATCCACAAATCAAGAAACGATTCTCTAGCTACATCTCTAAGATCCGTCGCCTCTAATTCGTTCTTGAAACTTTCCTCGAAATTGATAGTACCCTCGGAAGAGTTTGTATATCAACTCCTCATCGTAACAGGTCCAGCCGCCCTTCCACCAATTTGGGCTCTTTTCAGCAACCACCAACGCATCCACATACGTTGTAGCTTCTACAAGAGCCAAATGTTCTGCAGGAAATGAATCTCTAGCAAACCCACCAAGCCGCCTGGCTATCTCAGCTTCAATAGCGGCTTTTTGGTATGGGGCAGGATGTCGAAGTGTGAATACTTCACCGTCATGTTCAATAGTAAACTCAAGATCGGTCTCGCTGAAGACTTTCTTACCTATAGTAAAAGCCTCTTCGTTTCTCTCTCTCGCCATAAGAACTCCCTCTCTTCCCTGTAAATATTTAGAAGGGCGACTCTCGCCGCCCTACTATTTAGATGGTCCTTTCAACTGCCATCAATCTCAGGTTTGCAGTTACGTAGCTGTTCGGCGTAATCTGCACCCCATTGCTAGCAATCATCACATTTCTGAATTGGTTGACGATCTCTCCAGTCGCCGTATTCAGAAATTGCAACAGATCGAACTGTCCAGGTTTCCCATCGTTCGATTGAACCTCACTACGTTTTGGCAGGTAGTCTGACAAAGCCCTAACACCGCCATCCGGCCACGGACCCGCGCCCGGTCTCTCAGGATAGAAAGTAGACAACGTAATCGAGCAACTATACCCCTGAGAATCGTAGTCTACCGGCCCGTGATAGTTGAGAACATTGGCTGGATTGACCGCCCAGTCCTCGTCATAGGAAGCACCCGTGGCAAGCCCAACAGCTTCGCCGTTGATTAAGACTTGCGTCCATGCTCCCCCACATATAAGCTTATCGCCCATCTCAGTCTCCTTTCCGTATCTTGTTTATCCTTGCTGTTTAGATCGTACTCTTCGTATGAATCCATGACAGCTTTTGCACAACCATGTAACTTCAAGAGGTTTGTCATAATCCTCATGGTGCATTTCCACATTCTTGGTAGTATGACATATCAAGCATCGCCCCTTTGTCAGAATCCCTTTCTGTAAAGCATAGTTAGCAGATCTATGTGCCTTTTTTCTACGCCTATGTTCCTCATATTTTTCCGGGTCTGCTTTGACTCGTTCAATATGGCGTCTACTTATTTCTGCACGCTTGCCATTAGCTCCATATTTTACAGAAGCTTTTCTGTTAACCTCTCTACCCTTGTCCGTTTGTCCGTAAGCCCGCATACGAGTATCAATTTCATCTTTCTTTTCTCGATACCGTTCTTTGTCGTATTCAGACTTACATACCCTACACATGCGTCCTGTAGGGGGGAACTCCTCGATTTTCTTCACAATACTGCAATAATTACACTCTTTGTCCATATGATCTCCTCATATGGAGCATACTTTATTGCAATAACAGGGTCAACCACCCATAGTTATGTCGTAACTCCTTGCGCCTTAAGCACTTGCTACCAATTCATGAAAATGGTTGGTAACGAATATAAAGTTCACTGGTGCCGTGAGATACGCATCGTAGTCCACAGTCACAGTGTCCCCAGATATCGTGATCGTCACGTTCCACCACGATAGCCCCGTAGCTGGATCTGCAATGAAGATCCCAAGCTCAGCATATAGTGCCAACCGGGCCTCTACTGCTCCCCTTATCACACCACCTGTGAGGCTTGTTCCCGGTTTACCGATGAACAGCTCCTCAAGGTAAGTACGAAGATCTCTCGAAGCGAACAGCATTTCGGCAACCATCGAGAACTCATTCCACTTCAGATCCGCTGTCAGATACGTAGTTACCTGTCGTACGAAGAACGGCAGACTATTCGAATTGAGATTGACCGGCGCTGTACCGTTTCTAATCAGATCCTCCAACGTAGAATCGGTGAGCTTGTTCTCGACATCAATGAGGTTCAATGTCTTGAAGGTCAGTGGTACGTTGATAGCTGTAGCACACCGCATTCCCATGAGCATACAGGCCACATAGGAAGCATCGAAATTGGTTATCACCGCAGCGTTGTTTCGAGCGGTTCCACCGTTGAATATGTACATCCCGTACTTCGAGTTTATGACCGCCGCAGCTGCTTTAGCAGTAGCCACAGTATCTGCCCACGGCCCACCGACTATAAACTGCCGCTCTTTTTTCCCGGTGACTGCTGACATGGCCTCGCAATGAGTCTTTATCGCTGCATGTACCGCAGCAGTAGAATCCGGGGTGCTAACAAATTGGATATCCTCGGCCTCTAAGGCCAACAGAGCTGCCGTCCATTCACTAGAGGTGAAAGTGCCCTCTGTACCCCCCGTCAAGTACGTCTCAGCGAGGTTATCGGGGATAGCTCGGTCATTAGCAGCATTTGCCGCCGTAGCGACCACCAGGGCCGATCCTGCGGTGACTGTGTCGATAATGGCCTGCATTGTGCTTTCCGCGTCATAGTCTGCTGTATAGATGTCCTGTACTACAGCATCCAGCTCCAGCGTGAGAGCATTTTCCTGACCTGCAATCGCAACACACGTGAAGTCTGTCTGAGCATTGATGTATGCCGCCAACTCACCGATAGTGGTGTAGTCATTCAGATCGATACTCAAACCGCCGACACTTGAAACCAGTGTTTGAGCGCTAGCCTTGTTCACAATTGTCATATCACAAGCCGCATCCGTATACCGAATTGTGAACGATTTTTGCCAGATGTTACCGAACACCTCATCCGGGTTAGACTGAAACTTCAGAGTGACCTTTTTCCCATAGGTATCGGTACTCGTCGCAACGATTACCCTGATCTGATTCACCCACAGCCCATACCCAGCACTAGTGAGCAAGATCATCACGTTCGCTGATTCGTCCAGATCGACCGTACCTTGTACGGCGGTGTTCACCCTCATCGCAAAGATTCTTTGAGGTACATAATCGTTACCCGGATTGAAAGCCAACCGTACAGCCTCCATAAGATTTCCTGACCTCAAAGCATTTACGGCCTCTGCTACGGTATTGAACTGTAGCAATGTTGCCGGTTGACCACCGGTACACGACCCCATAACAACACCATTATTCGCAGAAGCTAATCCCCTTGCACCTTTTACAGAGTCTATCCGTGAATAGGCACCAGGGATGTAGTGCTGAGATATTTTCCCAGCGGATTGAAACGTACTAGCATTAACTCCCATACGTTACTCCTTCTCCTCAAAATATTGTTTCATTTCTTCGTTCCATTCACTCGTTGTTTTTATTATACCACGAAACTGTGCACCGACATAGGCCCGTGTGTAAATGTGAATAGGAGGCTCTTCAAGCTGAAAGTACTTCTCCAGCGAGATTTCAGGCTGTTTTTTCTTTGGTTTAGCAGGTGCATCTTTAGGCATTTCTTTAGGTATTTCCGTAGCCATCTCTTCCTTAATTGTTGATTTCGCTTTCTTAGCCATACTATCTCCTTTACAAACTTACGGGGTATATGTAGGATCTGTCTCTATAGTAGCGATAAAATCGACCACAGGATTGACTGACATAGTTGTATTCCGCGTCTTCGCCTGTATTGAAACGCTCGATCCGTACAAGATTCTTCCGAAATCAATATTAAGATCCCCGGAACGCCGTCCTGATTTAGTTCCTAGATCGATGCCCTTAATATGTAGAGCTTCTACATTTATATCTGCTAGGAATGAATCCGTAAGATCGAAAATGATACTCGCTACGTCCTTATTCGTTGACCAAATATCGAATACATATGTATTGTTTGCAGTATGTGTATTCATAATGCCTGCTAGAGACAATTCACCCGCTGTACTAGTTTCTAGCGCGGCCAAGCCCGTATCCGAAATGAACCACTCTTTCTTAGCAACCTGCGATCTTATTATCTCTACAAACGCCGCATCAACTTCAATCTCTGTACGGTCTCTCCCTAACGTTTCGTCTGTCTCTGTTGTAGATGTCTCCACAACCGTAATAGATGGCAAAATATTAAAGTCTAGCTTGTCGCCTTTGGATTCTGCAAATAGCAGCAAGGCAAACGGATGAACTGTTCCAATATTGATAGTCCCAAAGTTAGGGTATGCTTCAGAGAATCCGATCTCGTTAAAAAAATCAGCTAGATAGTTTACGAATACGGCTTCCGGGTTTTCGACTTCGATAACACGTATCACTCTGTTGGCAGTTGTCTCCCGGACCTCTGCAGCACTCGCTTTATTTATAACAACACTACTCATGATATGTCCGCCTTTATTGCTTGTTTTAGCATATCTTGAAGTACCCCTCCGTAGGTACTGTCTACAAAATCTACAACAGCCTGTCGAATGGGTATCGGATCTGCAGCAGGTACGATCCACGATCTCGGATCGCTTCTAGCAGATACAACTCTAAATGTTCGGTATTGTGTACGAGTCTCTTTCTGCCCGCTTGGGCTTTCCATACGTACCATGCCCGCACGCTTTCCAGTCTTCCACTGGTACCCAGTCTTTGAGGTTTTACGCGGACCCCCTAGTTTAGCATCAAGCCGCTGCCCCCATTCATAACTGCGGTTCTCCGGCCTACGTCCAGCTGTCAACTGTACAGATCTCCCACCTATATGAGACAATCCCTTAGACTTTTCTTGATCGGCTTTATCCGTCATACTTCGCATAAAGTTATATAGATTCTGCGACATAGCACGCCCTGTAAGCTGCCCTCTTTTAGAATCAGGTGTCAAATGCCGAAACGACACGATATTGTATGGGCCATTTTTCCCTTGCCTGGCCTGGGGGCCGCTCAACAATCCCGGCTTTAGATCGATCTCCGGGTGTCCATCTTCAATATATTTGTGAGGAGGATAATCAGTAAATATTGATTTCTCCAATGGTTTAGAATCGTCGATCTGTATAGATCTAGCATACGGTCCAGAAGAGAATATTGGCTTAGACCCAGGCACAGCCATTTGACCGTATGCATAAGATCTCCAAGTCTTCTGATAAATCTGAGCTATAGACGATAGCGCCGCACGTACGTTGCTGAACAGTGCATCGCTATATCCCCTTTTCAGCAATCTGATAAACTCGGGAGATCGTTCAATTACTTTGACTTCCAGTGTCTTAGCCATTAGAACCTCGTCATATCAGTCAATTGGTCATGAAGTTTTACGCTAATCCTATTTGCAAATACCTTGTTTTCCGATGTCCTCAGTGTCGGTAATTGAGTCAATGCAACATAGGTTGAATTATATAGAAAATGTATTGTGTATCTTTGAGTCGGCTTAGACGCCCACTTGATTTGATTATGATTCGCAATAGAAAATCCAGAAGTTAATTCGGTTCCATCTAGCAAGATGATTTTTATTATCTTCGATATATCATAGTAATTCCGTATCACATCATTACCAGCAGTGTGTGTAGGATCGATAATCGCGCTTCCACGTTGCTCAGATGATTGAACTGTAAACAAATCGTTTGAGGAAGGTTTGGCCCAATACGGAGTTATGAGTACCGCTTCTGCTTCCTCTAGCAACCACGGTTGCTCATAGCGAAGTTTAGGAGTCACCCCTATCAACATGAACGAAAACGGTTTCTCGTATTTGTAGTCTACTTCCAATACATCCCCTACTTCCCACGTACCCATAGCTGATAGATAGATTTTATCTCTGTCAAAACTCGACACGGTATAGGTCTCGGTTTTAGTCGTATTGTAGACTTCGGTGACTTCAACAATTGTACCGATGTACGTTGTATCTCGCTCAGTAAATACAGGAGTCGTAACCTGTAGAACAAAGTTAGTCGAGTCGTATACGGTGCTATCCTCATCAGTCACTGTAAGCACAGTGTCATGATCATAGCTTAGTAGCAATGGCTCATACTGTTTAGGATACGGGGAACTACTTAACTGAAGCGAACCATCAAAAGGTGAAGTAACAGCTACAGTCAAACCCGTTCCCTTCAGAGTCACTATAGGATTCGGGCTCGTTGCAATGTCGAACTTTGGATAGAGTTTTCCATTTAAATCACATCGAATAGGCTCCTGAACAATCCTAAACGGATAAGGATTATATGCTTGCGTATTCGGTGGATAGTAGATATACCCATGCCCACTACATAGAGAGCACTGCGGATCAGGCTGTCTTGTAGTAGCGTTTAAACATGGGCAGAGTATAGCGCGTGTCCATCGAATATACTGTGCATGTCTAGTTAAAGCCTGCTCATA